TAGGATGAGAGATACAACCGCAAAGCCTAACGAGACAGTCGAGACCTACTTCAAAAGACGTAATGCGGAAATGGACGAGGAAAGACGTCTCGCTGCACGAATCGAGGACTTAATACAATAACATAATCAAATTGAAATGAAAAATGAAAATAAGAGCACTGTATTTTAAGTTGCTATGCGTGATAGCAACGATGCGAAAAGATGCCGACAGACGTAAGAAGATCCGCAAGTTGAGGCGTATAATTCTCAATGACATCGTAACCGCCAAGATACGTGGGTTAGAATATCTGACGTATGAACTTCCGTATAATGAGATTCTATCAAAGAGCCAAGTTTTTGATAAGCGAAAACACGTGGCCGAATCCATAGCAAAGGACTATGGGTTCAGAATTAAAGAAAGCAACAGCAAGGTAGTGATTTATCTTTAGGTCTCGATTCAATTAAGGCGTGGATGAAGCGATAAAACTTCTTTCCACGCCTTTTTTTGTTATTTTCTAATCAACTCGTATCTGACCGAGGCCCCTCCGTACCACTCTTTTTTTATTCCGTCCTCGCTTCTGAACCGATAGCCGACTTCAGGGACAAGTCGCCACCTTCCGTTCTTGCTGAAAGATAAGTCGAGAGCTATCCCAGCGCTTGCGGTCAGCCCGGAGGGAGCGATGTTCGCCGAAAGGAAAGGATGTGCCTTCCACCTGTAATCGGTCTTTGCCACACGGGTTATGTATTTGGTCTCCTTGTACGATTGATGCCAGAGCATCTGGACACCATAACCCCTTACTGAACACCTGTACGTGCTGCCGTCCGTGAACTCTGATATGGACATTGGGACACGTATGTACAGAGTATCCTTTACAAGCACTACTGACGGCTTTCTTTCAAGGCTATCCCTGTACTCCGCCAATTTGGAGTTTGCCGTCCTTATCGCTTCTTCCAACTTTGATTTCGTTCCTATGCTCACAAGTTCATAACCATTGGGCACGGTTGCAACAGAAACGGGCTTTTCCACCGTTATCGTATCGTATTTGACTTGTTCGTCTTTCTGACTATCGTTGATTTTAGGCCCATATATGGCCTTTCCTATTACCAGCCCCAAAAGAAAGACCGATATGACGCAAACCGCGAGTATGGAAAGGAAAATTCTATTTTTCATAATTGAAACAAGTAAGTCGGTTAATCCAGCCGTTGAGGAACTTCTTCTGTTTCGGGTCGCCGTAAGCAAGATTCACGTAAAAATACCTTCTTGCAGCCTTTATTTTTGCGTGGAGCTCCTGTTGGTCGGCAGCATTTATAGCACTGATGCTCTTCGGTCCGATAAAACCGTCAGCCTCTACTCCGACAATGCGCTGAATCCTCTTCAGTATTGATACGCCAGAATTGACACACCAATCAGCTATTATTTCGGCAACGCTCTGATTGATAATCAAGTCAGCTTTGGCCTTATCCCAATAAAACGTTTTAAGTATATAACACCAGCGATTGTAATCCATAGACCTCAAATCCATTACGGTGCTTCCTGCGCCATAAACGCTTTGGTAGGTCTTGAGTGTCACACCGCTCATAGTCTGTCCACCTCGGTCACTTGTCGTATTGGTGAACTTGCCGTAACCCTCAAGTTTCTTGAGCAGCGGCGCATAATGATTAAAATCAGCCATCTTCGTTCTCCTTTTCTATTGTTTCAACTACTTCCTTGTTTTTATTACCGTACATCTTGAGAAGGATATTAATCGGGTAATAGTCGGCACCGAGCGATGCGTCTCCCTTGTGCCCGTCCTGCCATTGTCCTCCGAGACCTCTTTCGGGACGAACTATATTGCAGCCCTTGTGTAGGCACATAAACTGCTGCGCAATGACCTTGTCATTCGACTCTTCCCTAAGTCTGTCCGACAACTCTTCTATTTTCTTGTCTTTGGACGCTATGAAGGCATCTTTCTTGGACAGGCAATTAAGATACTTGTCTTCCTGCTCCTGTAATTGGTCGACAAGACGTCCCATTGCGTCCATTTTCGTTATTTCCGTGGAAGCCGTGGTGCTTGATACCTGCGCTTCCGCTTGAGACGCTTCCGCATCCTCTTTCCTTTTCCTCGCTTTCACGAAGAAGACCGATGTCAGACCGCCTCCCGTCAGAACACTGATTACAGCGGTTAGAATAGTTGTCAAATCCATAGCACTTATTTCATTATAGCATCTATCGCATCAATGAAAGACGGGGTGCATTTCTCACTGAACGCTCTGATTATCTTGCACTCCTCCTCGTCATAGTCCAATTCACCGTCAGAGTTGAATATCTTGACTGCGAGAGCCTTACAGGCAAGCCCGTTACCCATATTGTAGATTATGTCCGCAAACCCTTTACGGCAGTCACTGATGACGCAATTAGTATGCGCCACGTCAGTAAATAACTCGATTCTTTTGAAGTTTATTTTCATATTTTACCAGTTGATATCCTCGTAACCTAATGACATAATCCCAGCGCCAAGCCCCGATGTTGTTGGTTTCAGTAGATTGCCTAAATACTTTATTTGTAATCCCACTCCTCCATTTAACTCAATTCTTGACCCATTACGGTAGTAATGAACCGATTGGTTACTGTTTGCATTGACGACCGTTATTTTTTGCGAGACGGCCATATTACTGAACACGTAATTATAATCAGCGCTTGTGATGAATATAATCGTATCAACCGCAAAACCGTCAGATTCAGAATCAATAGTGTATCTGCACGGAAGCCGATAATAATTAGGTGAAGCACTGACTGATGTAAGATAATATGTTGTGTATCTACTGTCATCAAGCCCGTATGGATAGATTTGCACATACGCTCCTTTTACTATTATCGACGCACGTTTGGCTGCTCCGAATGTACCTTTGCACCACAGATCTCTGGATATGAGTCTCACGGGTCTATCAATATTGGTCCCGTCCGAGGTCGCCTTCGTGCCACTCATATTAATATCACCATAATGAGTATTGATGTCGCCATAGAACGAGAAGAAACTGTCTGTACTGAATTCAATCTCTTTATTATTTGAAGCGTTAAAATGAATGTATCCAACAATTTTGTTGTTTGAATCACGGCAATCGAGTGATAAGAAAGTCCCCGTTACCGCATTGAGTTTCCCCGAGAATACGGAATCCCCGGATATGTTCATTTTCGTTCCGTACACTGTTCCGTCCATAGCCACTCTGAACGGTGCTTCAGCAGGCAAAGCCGCACCAGCCCAAATAGGATAAGTTCCGCCACCCATACCAGCAGCCACGGTCGTCCCGTCAGACTGCATCACGAGCAGTTGGTTGGTCTGAGCGAATCGGAGCAACGCATTCTGAGCCATAATGAGCGGTGTGTATATCGGTGCAAGCGTATTGAAAACCTGCCAATAGGTCGTATTGGTCACGGGTATTGACGATGAAGACGTATGTGAGAGCTTGCACTGATATGCAGTGAACGAGTTAACGCCCGTTGTGACTATTGCAATGTCGAGGTAACGCACTGCGTCTGTCAACGCATCATCATTGTGATATGCAACACCTTCCGCCCACTCTGAAGTGCGTACAATCATACCCTGTAAACCTTTGTCGCCTTTGTCTCCTTGCGCGCCCGTGTCACCCTTGATTAAAGTCCAATTGTATTTGGAAGGGTCCGTACTGTCGTCGATAAGAAAATCGGTGTATTGGCCAATATACAGTTTGCCTGCGCTGTCCGAGACGCTAAAGCCCGTCTGTCCGTCTGAGCTATTGGCATAAGCGATGTGCAGATACGATGTCTCTCCGTTCTGACCGTTGGTGCCAGCGATGCCCTGCGCACCATTATCACCCTTAATAAGTACCCACGTGTATTTTGTCTTATCCGTTGAATCGGCTTGCGTATAATCGACATAAGTCCCTATGTACTTACCGCCAGTCTCATTCATATCCGTCCCGTCAGAATTGTCGGAATACTTGACGTGGAAGTATGTCGTCTCCCCATTCGTTCCGTCTTTCCCGTCAACCCCGTCTATGGGCCTTTTGTGGATAGTGAAGCTCTTATTAACAACAAACCCTGTTCCGTCAGGTTTACCTATTAAAGTGAATACATTATCAACATTACCAATAATGTCAGTATCGCTGCCACTCGTCCTGGCCAATGACAAAGGAGTATTTACATGTGTGTGTTTTGAGTTCCATGTATCGTCCATAAAGTCACGGGCGTACCTTCTCATACTGAATGTATATTGGCCAGTCAAATCCTCAAGGCCCTTCATTACTTTCCATGAGACTGTAACCGATTCTCCGACAGAAAGGAAATCTCCAGCAGTCTCCACCTTGAGTTCAGTAGGTAAATCCTCGAATTGCTTGATTACTCCGCTCATATAGATGTTATTCAGATATGCAGAGTACCCAGTCATATTAAGCCCGAAAATAGACAGATTGCTCAAATCTCCGAACTGCGCTCCTATGTTGTTAGCAGTGTACTCCCAATCATTCACACCCTTCAAATAACGTTCGTATGTCAGTGTGGAATAACGTGAGGACTGTCTCGATGTGTCAGACGTATTGCCGTATGCCACGAAATTCATAGAGACACACGGATGCAACGTCCCAGTCCAATTAGTGGACACTGGGCGTAACGAGTATTTGAAAACCGAGTTCCGCACCGCTTCCACTATCTCGGTGACCTTGAAATAACAAGTGTAGAACCCTGCGAACTTGAAATTACCCTTGCCGTCATCCGCACTTGCCGATTCGTTATTCGTGGAGGTTGATTCATCATGGAATATTCCTTGGCAGAGGTCATTCACGGCTATCGTGCCTATCTCACCGTCCTCAAGATGGAGTGTGACGGTTCCCGTGGTCAGTATATTACCGTTAGCGTCATAATCCGCCACGACACTTTCAATCATACCTCCTCCCGATGCTCTCCACTGATTGCCAACATTGATGTCCGTTCTGTTATATCGCAATTCTGGGACCTCAAGAAAACGCCTCAATGAAAGGCTTTCAAGCTCACCATTTCCCGAAGCGTCAATGCTTCCGCCAAAGCCCGTGATGCCAGGTGCGAAATTACCGAACTTCGCACCTGCGAGGAACTTAATTAATCCCTTAACTATGTCGTCTTTCTTCTTAGATAAAAATTCTATTTCGGAACGAAGCGAAGACAACACATTCCCGTCAGAGAAAAGCGTTTGGCTGTCACTTCCGATTATGTCTACGCCCGATTCGGCAGATGAGCGGAGCGCCAATTCCACTTTGCCGTCAAGCTGCGCAAGAGCCGATGATGCGGATTCCACAAATGACGTCTTCTTCTTCTCCCTCAACGTCACCTTATATGTCGGTATCGGACCGTCATCCTCGGCAATCGAAAGGGTATCTATTAGGACGAGATCCGAATCACCCTCGATGATGTCGGAATCGGTTATGGCCATATACATACCTTCCTTCAGCACCACTGCTGACGTGGCTATGACTTTCGCGTCCACTTCGGGTTCATAATACGCAACACCCTTGCTGAGCTTCTCATACATAGCGAGACCAGCGTCATATAACCGCTGTGACGCTACTCCAATATAGAGTTCGGGCATCTCGATGTCGGTAATAACGAATTGGTCTCCTGCTTCTATCTGATAGGCAGAGTTGGGAAAAGAAAGCGAATTTCCCGAATCGGTGGCTCTCGCAAGAGACAGTAACCAATCATCCGTTGCCGACTGATATGTGCAGCTTTTTATCACGAATGTCCTGCTTCCGCACATACCGTTGACCATAACAATGCTCCCGTTGCCGTCAGTCGATGTGGTGGCCCTCTGCGATATATCGAACCCTATCTGCTTGATAGTCATATTAAAGGTACCGCCGAGTTTGTAGAACACACCGATTGTCATCTTGGTTTCAGCAATCGTCATTATACCGTTATTGCTTGTTCCTACAGCACTTATGCTGTCCTTATTTGGGTTGTCGGCATTAGGGTTCTTGTAATGAGGAGTGCACTTGATAGCGACCGTTATGTTAGACCCGACACTCCCGAAAAGCGATATGGTCGGTAACGTGAAAGAACACAAATCGCCAACCCTCGTTTTCGTTATCTCATAAGGTATCTCAAGTTCGTTCTTCTCAGATGCTGAATTGGTGATCCGAAGGACCAAATCAATCGAATTCAACTCGTCCTCAAACTGAATCGACCCTTTGATTCCGTCACTTACGGCCACTATAGTGCCGCCACTTGAAAGAGAAGCGCTCGCAAGCTGTGTAACGCTCTCGATATTAGACACAATAGTCTGATTGACGGAGAATGTGATGTCCTGCGTCTCGTTGAACTTGCTTCCTCCCTCGGACGCCTTGCCTGCGTCCTGCGGATTGACTACAGACTTGACAACATCCAGCCGTTCCGAATCGTCAGCGTATATGGCAGTACTTGGTATGTATGTCGTATCTCCTGCCTCAGTCTTAGCTGAGCGCAATATGCCTACCGTAAGATTCTTGATTGACGGATAGATGTCGTCATTATCGCTTCCGTCAAAGTACGCACGCTTAGGTATCAATCCATACTTGGCGACCTTTGCAGCGTCCTCAATGTATGCGAGTCTTGCGTCAGGCTTCTGCACCCCTGACGCATTCGCTGACGTTCCCCAATGCGATATTGGAATCATCAGGTTCTGTATGTCCACCGAATCCGCATTAAGTATGTCCTTTCCGTTATAATACCTGTGTATAAGATTAGTCGTATTCCCATATACGTACAGCCTTGTGGCGAAATCGTCCGAATTGGTATATGACTTCTTGATAGCCGTCAGCCCGTTACCCTTACCATAAAGAAATGCGGTCGTGGTGTTCGCTGCTGTACGCATATTAGGCGTGCCGATAGTAATCACGTCTATATTAGATACAGAATCGTATGTGTGTATCCAGCCTATCTCAGACCATAATGAATAAATCTGATTCAAAGCACCGAGACACGTGCCGTTGTCAAGACTGAAAGCCTTCGCCTCCGATAGCGTGGCTATCAATGACGCATCCGCACCGTCAGTAGAATCGAGAACGTGAATACGCCACTTGGACGGATAATAAGAATCCATACATTCCTGTAACCTGCTTGCTATCCCATACACATTCTCGAACGTGGACACTGACGAGGAGGTTGAGAAATGAACGTTATTGTCCTTAATAACCCAGTCATTAAAGAGCGCCATGTCGAGTTGCTTGGTGGCAGCGTGCAACTGAACGTTGGAGTATATGAATGATTCGCCAGTCGCATTCCTGCGTGCCTGCTTCTTCGGCTGAGGAATACTGTACAACTTATACCTTAATCCAGTACGAGAATAATCCACATAGTCGCCTATATGCCAATCAATAGGTACAGGCGAGGAAATCTCGCTGAACTCTATGTATGACACATTAAGATAACTGCCGTTGTATTTCGGTTTCCCAGCGTATCTGACAGTCAGCCCGTCAGAGGAATATATACTGAATTTTGCCATATCAAACCTCCGTAATAACGTTATTAGCTAATTTCATTAATGTAATAGGGTCGTTCACTTTAAAATCAATAGTGAACATATCCCTTGCCCAGCCGTCTCCCAACTTGAACCCTTCTTCAGTATACCCTGCGTATCTCACTTCCTTCCTTCCGAGACCCGATGCGGAATCGTAAATCTTGAATTCGCCGTTTTTTATCTTATTGAAGAAAGCCTGCATCTGAGTTCGTAATGATTCAATCGCTAAAACCTCTGTATCAACAGTTTTAATATAGAACTTAACGCTGAATTTAAATGATGAATAATACAGATTTGTGTTGTATTCGTCATCCCCGTTCTCGTCCTTCCAATCATTCACGTAAGTGTCTTTCGGAGACGGCAAGACAGGGTAAGGATTCGTTAATGCGACCATACCCCACTGCGCCGAGGTGTCAATCGCCTGCGCATCCGATTCCGTTTGAATGTAAAACGGTTTATAATCTTTTATGTCTGGCAAGTAAATCATATCTAAAGTTAATTAAAACCGATAATAAAATACAATTATTGTTTCATCTTATTACATATTGACGTTGAATGCAGGAGTGCCACTCTCGGTGGTTATTACGCTTTTCAGTTCCGAAAGTATGTTTCTCGTATCAACCGCAATGTTAGCCGTATGCGTCTCGATGCTTATAAGATACTCAGCAAGCGTAGGAACGGACGAGTAATAATCGACCAATAGTTTCAGATTTGACCTTATTTCCGCTATCTGCGTCTTGTTATACGATACATCCGAACGTATGGCGTTAATATAACTGGCAAGTAGGTCGGCAGTATCCTCAGTCACATTCTGTATGGAATTGGAGACGCTTGAATCGGAACTTGTTCCCGAAAACAAATCGTATCCTTTCTCGGCAAACTTCTTCTTGATACCATCCAAAGTCTTATTATACATATCAATTCCCGAGGAAATAGAATTATCGAACTCCTCTAGGTCATCAGTAATGTCGTTATCGTATTTATCGCTCTGCGGATCGAAAGATTGCAGCATCCTTTTCTCCAACTTATCGAACAAATCCCCGAACGCCGTTGAGAAAGCCATTTGCTGGAAAATTGATTCGAGCGTTGAGGTGATGTAATTATGGAAATCATCTATAGCCCCATATACATTTCCATTGGTGAAGGCGTTTTGAAGCGATGTGCTCAGTTGGTCACCAATATCACCGCTCAGGTCACTGATAGTCTCCTTGATCTGCTTCAACGCTTCGTTGGCGGTATCCTTTATCTCTTTCCAATTATCTATTAACTTCTTGGTCTTGTTGTCCATTTTGTCGTAATCGGCTAATATCTTATCGTTAAGTTCATAGCCGTCTTCAGTCAATTTGACAACATATTCGTATTTATTGACTAAATCGTCATACACTGCGACTTTCTTTTTGCCGAAAAGCACGTTCGATATACCTCCGACAACACCGCCTATCACTCCACCGACAAGTGCACCTACAGGACCTGCAAATGCGCCTATTGCAGCACCTGCTCCTGCGCCCAATCCCGTATCCTTCAGATAGCTCTTCATATTTATCTTGTTCGATGTTCCGACCTGCACTTTGCCGTTTTTCTCAAGCTCGGATGTCGCATCGCCCAATTCCACAAGCGCCGAAGTGTACTGCTTCATTCCGCTTATAGCCTTAGAATATGGGCTCTCAACTCCAAAGAGGTTCTGCTGCTCATAATCCAACTGTTGTAATTTCAACATAGTATAAGCCTGTTCGCAATCCCTTACGGTCTGATTCCACTGCCTCTGAATCTCTTTGTTCTTCTTTATTTGTCCGCCAATTGAACCTATCAAAGAAGAAATGTTGCTGATAGCCGTTCCAATAAGGGATATTTTGCCTTGATTGGATAGGGACCCGTCTGAATTCTTCATAGACATGGCGTCAGTGATGTCACCTACAGAGGACGCCATTGACCCGATAGCGGAGAAAATCCCGCTTGCCTCTCCACTTATTCCCTCAAGATTACTTGCAATAGTATTAGCGTTCTCACCAATAGACTTGGCGAATGAGCTTGTCTTCTTGAGCAACTCTACATCCGTGTCAGTTATCTTCTTGTTTATTATTTTCGTGATTGAATCGAGCAAATCCTTGAATGAAAGACCGACCTCCTTAGCCTTGTCCACGAGGCTCTGAGGAACAAGTTTGGAAAGTGCGTCCTCGTCCACAAGCGACTTAAGCGATTCAAGCATTGATGCGACCTGCGTGATGCTCTTATCGTCCATATTCGACAGGTCTACATTCATATCCGACAACCTTTCGGATACCCACGAGCGTGACAGGTCTGTAATTTTCTCCTGCGAGACAGCCCTGCTTGCTGCAATCTCCGCATCCTTTGCCTGCTTTATCGCTTCGAGACCAGCCGACAGATATTTGTCCCAACCCTCCTGCCCGTACTTCTCTTTGTACTCAAGTTCGGAGGCATAAAGGTTCTGAGTTCTTTTTTTTGCGTCATCCTCGCTCTTACGCTCAGTCTCTCCCTGCTTCTCAAGTATCTTGCTGATGTCGAGCTGTATACCCTTACCGCTGACGTCCTTCAGATGAATCGCAATGTCTCGCAACGTCTCGTCAAATTTGTCCATAGCCTCGGCGCTATCCTTGTACTGCTGCACAATAGACTTGCCGTTCGAGGAAGACAAAGAATCACCATAGCGCCGAGCGGAATCGGCGTCATATTTCTTTAACCTCTCAATCTGCGTGTTAATCTGGGCGTCAAAATTCAGGTCCGTCACCTCCTGCCCGAAAGTCTGAGAAAGGATTTTCTTCATAGTGTCGTCACCGACAAGAGGACGGAGGTCATCATACAGCCCTTTAATCTTTGTCAATGACGCAATGCGTGATTCGATAGCGTCCTGTTCGGGGCTCTTCGCTGAAGAAGAGGACGAAGTGACTACGGAAGCACGTAATTGCAGCGCTTTAGTGATTGCCTCTATGACGGTCTTCTCTTGCTTTAGACTGTTCAGAGTTTCAGCATCCGGAGCTATCCCGATTTGCCCCTTAATCTCATCATAACGCTGTTTTAGATTTCCGACATAATCAAAATAATTTGTGTCATTACCAACCCAAAGCCCACGTGAGCTTTCCTTTTTCATACCATTGGCGGTTATGGCGCTGTTCACCTTGCCTTGCCAACCGCCCATAGGCAAGTTGGCCCCTGCAATAGCGTCACGAATCTTGCCTGCCTTTACGGTATCTCCCAATGCCTGCCACATATCTGCGGTTTTGCTTAATTTCTTCTCGTCAAGATTATGGACTGCCTTATTGTAATCCTCCGCCGAAAGCCGTAAGTTGTTAAGTTTCAAGAGTTGGTCATCATACCATTTGTCAATTTCGCTCTCTTTCTTGAATTGGGTGTCGGACGAATATGACGGAGTGAAAAGGATGTCGAGCTTATTTCCGAGTTTCGATTGCTCTTCCTTCATATCCCTTGCCACCCTTGCCACTGTTGCTGCTGCGCTCTCCACAACTGCCGAGTAGTCATCATCCACGACTAATTTCTTTCCGAAGTATTGAAGATAAGCCTCATAAAGTTTGCCCGTTGATGAAGTGGATTTCAAAGCGCTTTGATTCTCTCCGAAGTACTTAGCGAATGCGCTTGACTGCTGGGCTGTTAAATTGTTTTTCGTTATTCTTCCGTTTGCGCCTATTGCAATAGTGAGTTTGTCAATTCCTGCCGCATACCTGTCACCGTACTTGTCCGTTATGGCCGACTGCCCTTTCTCAAGTGCACTAATCTTGGCCTTGTTGCGTATCGCCTCGGATGCCAAATCGGCAGACGTCTTAATCTCGTCAAGGGCGTTCTTCTCAGTCAGCAAATTCGGTAGATACTCCCCGTACTTGGCATTCAGTTCTCTGATTGCGTCACGGTAGTTCTGTGAACCGATAGTGGCGGATTTCAACTTGTTGGTCAAAGCATCAAACCCAGACAACAAAGCATTAGCCTCCTTAGCTCCAGACCTCTCAATCTCTTTGAGTTCACGATTCAGCTCAGTTGCGCTTTTCACTATCTGTGATATGCCGACCGCTACGGCCGTGATTACGCCGAGCATTCCTGCATAGAAAGCAGTTTTAGACGTCACGCCCAATATCCTCATCGCTTCGGCCGCCAGCCCTGCATTTCTCTGGATTCCCAATAAACTTTTCGCCACCTCTAAGAATGCCGCTGCTTTCTGTCTCACTGCGACCACGGCTAATACCGTTGCGTATGACCCGAATCCCGACGCCATAGTCACAACTATCCTACCGATATCGTCCAAATGCTTCATTATGCCTATGAGTAAGTCAACAGAGCCCTTGAGAACACCGCTGTTCGCCTCGCCCATTTTATTGACCATTATCTGATAATAGTCCTTGATTTTCATTATTTTCCCAGCGAGCGTTTCTGAAAGAACCTCCTGCATATTGTAGAACTTGCCTCCTTCGGAAGTCATATCCACGAAAGCCTGCTTTACCATATCAAAAGTGACCTGTCTTGCCGCTATCTTGTCGAAGACCTCACCGACCGATACGATTCTTCCTTCTACAGTGGAAAGTTGCTTCGCAAGTATGTCAAGAATAGGGATTCCGCTTTCAGTGAACTGCCTCACCTCCTGCCCCCGCAAGAACGCCGCACTTTTTACTTGTCCATAGGCTAAAACGATTCTATCCATTGATACTCCGAGACCTGCGGCTACATCAGCAAGCATATTAGTCGTTGAAAGAAGTTCGTCCGTGGGGATTGAATAGGCAGTCAGTTGCTTGGTGTATTGGGTCAGTTGCTGCAATGTATAAGGCGACTGGATTGCTGTCTGTTTCAGCTGATTGAAGATAACAGTAGCCTTGTCAGCGTCCTGTATAATCGCCTTGAGTGCGGTCTTCTGCATATCAAACTCACCCGTTATCCTGTAAAGCGAGGAAATGAAACTCCCGACACCTGCGACTGAGAAATAACCTGCTGCAAGTGTGGTCAGTTCACGCATAATGCTGTGCTGCGATACGAGTGTCTTATTCCCGTTTTCTTGCAGCCTGTTCAGCTTCGCCTGCTCCTGCGCCGTCTTCAACTTGGACTGCGCCACTTTCTCCTGATTCTCCGCAAGAACACGTGTCGCCGTGGAATTAGCCCGCACGTCTGCTACGCTGCCACCCGACACGTTCCCTAATTTTTTCTTTATGTCAAGAAGTGAAGACAACTTGACGTTCAGATTTTCAGCAGCCTTGATGTCCGCTTGAACTTGTTCGTTGAACTTCACATCATCCAGTATGACCTTGAAATTCAGATTATCTAATGTAGCCATAATTCATTTTGTTAATAATTGTCGGCCTTGCCCTCGAATACCTCTTTGGTCGAAAATCCTCTTCTTGCCTTCATCTTCCTTAACGATTCCTCGTTTAACCTTATAGACCTCTCATCCACTACTACCTTCTCGTCATCACCACCGTTTCCGCCCTTCTTGCTTTCGTATAGGGTATGTGGCAAGTCGCTTTGCATCATCTCTATCTGAGGTAAAGTAAGTTCGCATCTGTAACCCCAATTACGCTCTACTACTAATCCGAAGAGGAATCTCCGAGTAACTCCGTAAGTGGGGAACTCTTTGACGAAAGCCGATTCACGGCCGAAATCTGTTCTGCTTGGAATTGACTTGCTTCCTCCTTTGTCAGCCTCATCCAATCCGCTCTCATATCCACTGAGAATACCATATTTCTCCAATGTTCCATAAGCGGAAGTTTTTTTTTACCCGTTGCGATTATCGGCATCATCTGATCCTCGGTATATCCTAACACCTTGCCCCAAAAACGCCACATAATAGGGTAGAACAATCGAATCTTCCAGTAGTCGTTCAAGACGAAAAGAAGGGCTTCCTTGACGGAGAAATAAGGCTCCTCGCAAAGGTCTTTGAGCGCTTCCGAAGAGTTATCGGATGTCTTTAGGTCCCTGCTGAGCCATAGTTTTGTCAAACACTCAATAGTGTATGGCTTGATGCCTCTCATCTTGACCTTTCTTTTGGTGTTTGGGATTTCTACTATCGAGGGCACGTTGAATGCCACCTCTTGATACTCTTTCCTTGCCTGAATATTCGGTTGTTCCATATTATTAGAAATTAAAAAGGGTGGGGCGTATTGCTTCCCCACCCCCTGTGATTTAAGTATAGTGCTTATTAGGGTAATACTGTTGTTTTCCCAAGAATTGCCCAGTCGTCGCCACCCGGATTGGCCAATACGTAACCTAATAGCTTAATGTATGCAGGATTTTGATGATCGTCAATCGTTATTGGCGTTGCAATTAGCTTGACTCTTGCGAAGACAATAGCTGTCTCCTTATTTTCGCTTTGGACAAGAATGCTACTCTCAACAGTCTTTACCTCATTCACGCCCTTACCTATATAGGTTTCTTCTGCGGAAGCCTTTATTGGAGATGAGGCAATGATTGCAGTACCAATGTTGAAGAAATAAGCAATTAGATCAGGATCAACAGACGGGATATTGGCATTAATGATATAATCGCCCGGGGTAAATCCGAGTTCGATTTGTTCATTGTTCTGGTCAATATAAATAGGGTTAGTGTTCGGGTCGGAAGGCGCCAATTTGAAACTATCCCTAATAGTGAAAATCTCGTCAGCTTCGGTAAAGTCAAGACCAGCGAGAGCCACTCCGCCACTTGTATAAGGCAGAAGTTTGATGGATGCGTTACCTATATGAAGGTTATTCAGCATCGTTTTTGATAATGTTGGCATAATGTGTTAATTGTTAATTTTAATAATCGTTTTAATTTGTATCATCCTTGCGTGATAACCATAGTCATCAGCGACATCCGAAAGTAATGTAGGATTACCCTCGAAGACATACCTGTCATTGGTGTATGGAAGCACATCAACGAGCTTCTTGTACATCACAGACAACTTCTTACCGTTTTTCAGATTCGACACATCCTTAGCGAACAGGTCAATCGTGACCGTGCAGGAGCCATAAGCAGCTATATCCTGAACAGATCCGCTAACCTTGACCACAACGAAGTCATTATCGGTAATAGTTGCGGACTTCGGGCGGTTGTTGAACACCGTCTTTGAAATCCCCCACGTATCCCGGATTAAAGTCTTCATCGTTGATTCGATGTCCGATATGTCAAAATCATTCATTGTAACGGTTTGAAGTATTTATTGAACGAGGACTTTGTGTAATCCATAGTCCCGTTCAGTATGTCCCTTTCGTAATCGACTGCATAATAACCCACTGGACGCATCCCAGCCATAACTATCCCTATCCAACCACTCTGCGTTATGGTAGAAGCTAATCCGTTGAGCATCCCTTTCGCCTGCCCTTCATTAGTGGAAGAAGCCTTGACACCCATTGCCACCGATTGGCCGTTATGCATTAGAAGCCAACCGTAATTGTCTCCCATTGCAATATGGTTCTGATGATTCTCATCGTGGGACTCAAGCGCATACACAACTGCATTGGCCAATAACTTACAAAGACCGCCTCTTATGGCTTCATAATAACCATTACGAAGTTTGTCAAATGCCTTCTTTATAACATTGGAATTGTGTGATTCGTTCTGTCCCATACTAGTTCTTTATATCATCGAACCATATATTCGACCCGAGATTGAAAGTCTGCTTCTTTACCACTTTGCCCCTAAACGTCCTGTCATAGTCGGTGAGTTCGAGAATATCCCCGACCTCAAGAGGATTAAGGAACATCGGAGTAGCTATCTTGTAATCCGAAACTACCACGTCACCCGAAGTATGCGTGTTCTGACTTGCAGTGCGATAACCGAAACTGATATTTGTGACCTCCTCGGTAATGAATTTACCTTCGGCGTCCATTACAGGTTCTTCGTCTCTCATCAGCACCTTAGTCAAAACTACGGGCGTTTCTGACGGATCGCCGTTCTCATCGAGAATAGGATCGCCATTTGCGTCAATAGAATTACGCAACACCTTTAGGCTATATGGGAATCTTGGATTATACATTAGTATAGGTTTTTAAGAGTGACTCTTCCGGACGATGTAAGAGCGGAAGCCGTATCGTTCCATTTAGCGTAAATCTTCGATGCGGTCTCTTTCATAGAAGCCCTATCGACTACGTTCTTGTTCGACTTCTGATGCTGCCACCCTCCGTCTGAGACATACTCTCCCGTTGTGGATGATGAAGAACTGGCGGCATACATAAGCAAATCGGCATAGCAGAGTTCCCTCTGCCTTGTAGTTACTTCCGATACATAGGAGCCTTGAGCTACACCCCTGTCAAACAGGGCTGCATTTATTGACTCTTCCGTAAAATTGAAGTCAATCTTACCCCTTAGCCACGATTCTATTGTGTATGCCTCCATATTCTTGAATTTTAATGTTAGTTGTTCGGGTATAGGTAATGCAGATATTGCGGTACCTCGGGAACAGCGAGAGTGGTCATCTCCGAGTAGAAGCCCTGGCACTTCTTGACTGCGTCAGCCTCAACAGTGACAAGCAATCTTCCTCCATAGAACTCCGCCGTGGTAGCGTTTGCGCTCTGGAACTTGATTGGCATAGCGGTAAGGAACTCGCCTATCGTTCCGTCTGGAACAAAGACGATCACATCAGATTCAAACGCATTGACGTTCGTCTTGATAAGTGATTTTGTAGGCTTATCGTACTTCTCAACAGCGCATTTGCTGTCAATAGGCTTAATCATTATGCCGAGGATGTTCTCCAGCGCCGAACGTCTTGTGTCTTCCGACATCACTGCCACCGACTGAGAAGACACGGATGTCTCCAATGCTGGGAACAATGAAAGACCTATTGTGCTGAGGACTTTCGAGTGACGAAGAATTCTGCGGAGATATGAACTATTGATTTCCAAGTGACCCGGAACAGCCTTGTCGAGAATAGGGTCAAGCCAATCGGCGATTGACTTGATAGGGTCGGACGAGCTGCCCTCAGTCGCATAAGTACCTTTGTCAGTCCAGAAACGTGCGTTGCCAGAAAGAGAATCGCCGTTCGCATTTGGCACCCCTGCGCTGAAAGTGACTCCGACAAGTCCTTTCGGGTTATTGGAATCGGTAAGCGTCAGTTTCTTGTTAGAAACCATTTGATGCCTCTGATAAGTGAGGGAGTTTGTATGACCTGCTACGAGGTCGTCCATTGTCCCAAAAAGTTTACGCAATGCGGAATTTGTCGCCTTATCGCTATTACTTCCATACATTCGTTCGATAATGAGCTGCTTGCGCACTTTATCCTCATCGAAGTATATGACATCTTTCATCCTCGGGATCTTGCCCGTCAAGAGCGAGATACCCTCAGCGCCTCTCGGAACCGCTGGAGAATCAACGTCATAGTAGTTAGCCATTGCGGTGATGCCTATTTCCTTTTGCAGCTGCTCGTATGTGAAGTCGAGCTGCATATCCTGTGCGAACTTGAACCCGTCAATATTAAGCACATTGTACTTATTGGCGAATAGCGTGTTCACGAATGCCTGCAGTCTTGCTGTCGAATTATCGCCATTAAAAGCGTGCGAGAGCAAATCGTAATAATTACTGAATGAATCCATAGTGTTTCCTCCTTTTTATTCGTTATGTTGGTAAACGCCCGGAACGGCAGCAGCCATAGCGTCCTTCACCAATGAAGCAGGTGTGCGGTCTATGAGAATGCCGTCTGCGTGATAAAATACTGCAGCCCCGGATGCGCCTGCGCTCTCATCAGCGACGTCCATATCACCGATATAAATATCGTTATACAGATATGCGTTAGGCTCAATAATTTTAGTCGAACCGAATGTGAGTACAATGATGTCGTCTGCTACGACAGAAAGAGCGGTAGTGATGTCATAATACCCCTCAGTTGCGTTTTTAGCGACTGCCGTAATTGCG